CGACGGATGCCTTAATGGCGGCGGTGCCCAGCGCCGTGATGGGAGCCGTGACGTGGGTCGTGAGGGATTTCCCGGCCTTGGTCATGCAGCCACAGTGGAGCAAGAGTGTGAACAGTTCTTCTATTCGGACTGGTACGCCTTACTGACCGACACCGATCCCGACTCCATTATGAACCACATTCGGAAGGAGGAAACTGCATGACGGCAAAGGAGTATCTTAACCAGGCGAGACTGTTGGATCAGCGTATCAACGCCAAACTGGAACGCGTAACACGGCTGCGTGAATTGACCACCCGGGTCACGGCCGCAATGGACAGCGAAATTGTCAGCCACACTCGGAACGTCATGTCCCTGCAGGATCAGATTGTACGTCTTATGGATGAGGAGGAATCTCTCAACGAAGCCATCGATAGGCTTGTGGATCTCAAAAGCGAGGTATCGGAGGTGCTGACTCTGATCCACGACCCCGACTGCCAACTGCTGCTTGAACTGCGCTATCTGTGTTTCAGGGGGTGGGATGAAATCGCTGAAGTTATGCATTTTCACATCCGAACTGTATACAAACTGCACGGGCGTGCCCTGCAGAAACTGGCAGAGGTCCTGGACAGCGAAGAATACCGCGCCATTCATGAAAAGAGGGCAGTTCAGGGCACTTAAGGGCAGTTGAGGGCATTTCTACAGATATGATAGTATTATCCTGCGATCATCTCAAGACAGCTGCAGCCCCCATCGCAAAGATGAGGGGCTTTTCCCATTTCAGTACAAAGGAGCGAAGCCGAATGCTGTTTACATCAGAGCAGGTGTCACACGGGCACCCAGACAAGATCTGCGACCAGATTTCGGACGCAATTGTTACGGACTGTCTTCGGCACGACCGCGGCAGCCGCGTGGCCGTGGAAGCCCTGATCAAAGGCAATTTCATCACAGTCGCCGGCGAAATCACCAGCAGATATGAGCCGGACATCCGGGAACTGGTTTTTTCCGTCCTCTTCAAGGCGGAACCACAGATCTGCAATGACTTTGATCTAAGCGTTCAGATCACGAAACAATCCCCGGATATAGCGTTGGGTGTGGATAAGAAAGGTGCAGGAGACCAGGGAATGATGTTCGGCTACGCGACAGATGAAACCAGCAGAATGCTGCCGATGCCTTTTGTCCTCGCGACTGAGGCAATCTCTCGGCTGAAGCACAGCGGTCACCCCGCCCTACTGCCGGACGCAAAAGCCCAGGTTACCTATGATTACAGAAAGAAGCGCATCGACACATTCCTTATCAGCACACAGCACAAAGAGGATGTAGATCCACGAGATGTGCGATATCTGTGTTCGCGCATCATGAATCGAGTGGCGGACGCATATAGTCTGAACAGAGACTTCCGTATGCTGGTGAACCCAACCGGCAGATTTGTGAACGGCGGCAGTTTTGCAGACACAGGCGTCACAGGCAGAAAGATCATCTGTGACACCTACGGCGGCATGTGCCGTCACGGTGGCGGCGCATTCTCCGGGAAGGATCCAACGAAAGTCGACCGGTCTGGAGCGTATATGGCGCGGAAAGCCGCCAAGGATATTCTGCGGCATGGATTTGCGAAACGATGCGAAGTACAGCTTGCCTACGCGATCGGTGTGGAAGAGCCGGTCAGCATCGCAGTGGATACATTCCATACCGGAAAGGTTCCTAAGTCCTGGCTGATTCATTGGATTCGCACGAACTACGACTTGACTCCCTCAGGCATCATCACCAGGCTCGGACTGCGGGATGTGGATTATACCATGACCTCTACTATGGGGCATTTCTGGCATCAATGGATGCCATGGGAAGAATAAGTGTATCTGCGATGAAATATATATTTCACAGCCGCTTGACTTACCTTCCTTTTAGAGCGTAAATGCCACTACCCCAAGCGGGAGAACGAAAGGAGGTCAGGCGAATGACCATTGAAACCAGAACGCAAGACCGCAAGGCGCTGGCGAAAGCCCTCGCGGCGGAACTCGGAACGGAAGCCCGTTACATGGGTCTGCCGAACTACGCTTACCAGGTCGGCCCCTACACCGTAAACAGGGACGGAAGCATCGACGGCGTGGATTTTGAACCGATCCGGGGTTTCCTGATCCGGGAAGGCCTGATCGCGGAAGACGCGGAAACCACGCCGGAAAGCGAGGAGGATCCTGTGATCGAGGCGCTTGCCGACAGGCTCAGCCAGGTTCCCTCCATCGACTCGATTCACGAGGAGCGCGACGGAGAGGATACAGTCACAGGCATGTCCGTAACGATTCCGATGGACGGCTGTACACCCCAGACGCTGATCAGCATTCTGCGGACGTTCTATTCCCGGCAGAAGCTGCTGAACGCCATGATGAAGAGCGACATGATTCGCATTGATCAGGAGCTCATCGACCGACTGAACGAGGAAAAGCCGGACACGGCGGACCGGATTCAGGAGATTCTGAGGAACGAGATCAAAGTCGGAATGTGCGAGGGCGTCCATCTGGAAGACGGTAAGCTGACAGTGGATTTTCCCTTCTACGAATCTGATCCTACAGCGTGGACAACGTACAGCAAGGTGATCATCGCGATTGCCGACCGGGCGAAATCACAGCGGTTTGCGAACGCGAAGCCGCTTTCCCCAGAAGATTCCGAGATGAAATGCTTCTGCCGCAGCTGGCTGATCCAGCTGGGTTTCGGTGGAGCGGAACACAAGGAGGAACGGCGAGTCCTGCTTGGGCATCTGAGCGGATTCGCGGCCTTCCGCACGCCTGACAAGATGGACGCCCACAAAGCGAAACTGGCGGCGAAGCGCGGAACCCGCCACGTGGAAGAAATCGTACCGGAGGTGACCGTCCATGACCCAGATTGAGAAGAGGCTGGCCGATCTGAAAGCCAGACAGGAGCGGAGAGAATATACACTCTGCCCTCGGTGCGGTCTGGATACCATAAAGCCTGATTTGTACACCAATGCGCTGAGCAGAGCGGCTGACATTATGGTGTGCGATTCCTGCGGCCAGGAGGAAGCCATCCTGGCCTTCATGAACAAGCCTTACAGCCTGTACCAGTGGGCGGCCTTCCAGCCGGTGAAGCCCGCATCGGATTTCAAAACGATGACGGGGAAAGAGGTCTGGCAGATCATCTGCGACAGACAGGCCGTGACGATTTCCACACTTTACAGGAAGTTCATCCAGGGTGAAGACCCTGAGGAGGTTCGGTTCCTTGCCCATGAGCAGTGCCCTGGCCTGATCGATTTGTGGACTGAGCCCTACCACATGAAATACGAGTGCAGCGACGGTCCGCTGACGATCACCTTCAAGCTGGACGCCGACGACAACCTGAACATAGACGCAAGCCTGCCGTGAGCGGCAGCGATTTCTCTGCAGTCCGAAAGGGCTGCTTTTCTTGTGCCCACGTTCGCGCCACGTTGGCCCACGTTTGGCCTTTGCCCCGGCAGTGGGATTGTGCCCCCAGCGGAAGGAAAAGCCCGAAACAGGGGCAAACGTGCGCCGATTCCAAAGCCGCCCATAACGAGAAGCGCCGCCTCCCCGAAAGGAAGCGGCGTATGTTTATGTGAGGGCGTCGGATCCGGAAGCTTACGCGCTGTATCCCCGCGTAATGCTTCGGGCCAGCGCCGGCTGCAGCACCGTTTTGATTTGAGAGCGCAGACCGAGCTTTTCGTAGGCTTCCCGGATTCCATCGTAGTAGTGTTTTACCGGCGGCGACTGCCTGATCAGATTCATGACGTACACCATGCCCTCAATTTGAGAGCCATCCGACATGTGTACTGGCCAGGTCTCCTTGGTGTAGTAGCTGGGGAATCCTTCATACCTGTCCAGGCTGCGTTCGTCAGCTTTGCTGATCTCCCACACAGCCACTGGGACTCGATTCCGGAGATTCCCGGTTCGTTCCACTGTGGCGTGCAGGTAGAATTCCAGTCTGGCCCCGGCGAGGTAGCCCGTGCCGATGAGCCTGGCGTCAGGGCAGCGGTAGGCCATCTGCTCAGCGACCATGTTGCTTCCGTAAGCGATGTATTTCATAGCGTTTCCTCCGATCTGTGATACCCCTGCCCACCGGCATTCTACGATGGGCAAGGGCGATTTGCAAGCGATTCTGTGTTTCGGTAGGTTTTTTCCATGCCTCAGTCGTCTGATTCGTCGTAGAAGCGTTCGACCCTCGAAAGCTCAGGCTTCGCCTGGGCGGTCAGGACGCCGATGCGGTTCCGCATGCTGTAGACGCTTTCCAGCCTGCAGGCCATTTCCCAGGTGCCATAATCATCCAGCTTGGCGGGCTGCAGCCGCGTCAAGATTTCGAAGCGCCCATCCTCGTGGACGCAGGTGCTGACGATGAGTGGCGCGTCGCCCTTCGTGCAGATTTCGAAGCGGATGTCCTGGCCGCAGTTCCAGCCTTTGTCAATGTGGGCGGTGAAGCCGGTTTCCGCTTCAACGATGTCGCGCATCTGATTCACGAGCTTACGGTTTTCAGGGGTGTTCCTGATGATCATGTGCTTATCCTCCTTCGATTTGGTTCCTTCGGGGTGGTGACATTCATCACTCCGGGTGGGCTGAAAGTCAAGCGGTATATGTGTTTCCGCATGGTTTATTTGAGTACCAGATTCCGGAGCCAGGTGATGAGCCGGTCCGTTTCCAACGGGGTCAGGCCGATGATTTCCAGGTCGTTCCGCCCGTTGACGGTGGCCATCAGGATTTCAAAGAGTTCTGTGCGGAAATCCGGCGCGTGATTCTCCGGGTCCTCGATTACGAAGCTCTCCCAGTCGCGCTTCAGGTCGACCAGGGTGTATATGTGATCGTCGTTCAGGTCGATGATCTTCATTCCGTGTACCTCCTTTCCTTCCGTCGGCTTGGCGCTGGCGGCTCCTCAGAAGGCTCCGTCCGATTCCGAAGCCCTCTGAGGAACCGCTGTCGCGGTTCAGCGGCCCGCCTTGAGCAGGGTGTAAATCCTGCCCTTGGCGGTGATTTCGTAGAAGCGGCGGCCGTCCTCGCGGGTGTATTTCCGCAGGTGCTCGATGTCCTCCAGCTTTGCGGTCTTCATCCGGGGCTGCTTCCGCAGCCAGCGGAGGCATGCGGATTTGAAGGCTTCGCCGGTAATCTCCTCGTAGGGCTGTGTGCCATGCTTGGCCTTGTACCGTTCCCAGCGGAGGGCGTGCACCCAGCGGCCTTCTTCCATGCTGACGTACCAGTCGCTGTGGCGGCCTTCGTTCAGCCAGGCCCAGGCGATTTCGGAGATTTTCTCCAGCCGGTTGTTCCAGATGGTGCCGTCCCAGCGGTCGCCTACCCAGGTGTCGGCGGCGGCCCTGCCGACCGTCAGGCGGATGACGTCGCCCATGTAGCCGTCCTCCCCGCGCTCGTAGATGTGGTCGCGCTCCAGGAGGACCCGGACGATTTGCTTGCCGTCGGTCAGGTCAATGTGCGCTATCTCGCCCTGGCTGCCGTTCATGGTGTCGGGGAAAATGGTGAAGCCCTGATTCAGGAGCTCAGTGACCTTCTGGGTGTAGGCGATGCGGATGTCATCTTTCTTCATGGTGTGTTTCCTTTCCGGCCTGTGGCCTGCGTTGATTTGGGAGAGGGTGATTGGTTGAGGGTGTGTCGGAGCGGGGCCGGTTTTCACCTGGCCTCGCGGATTTCGAACCTTGTGGTTCCTCCGGTGAAGCGGTTGCTGCGCTCTTCATTTTCGAAGCGCTTCTTCATGGCCTCGGCCTGTTCGCGGGTCTGTGTGCCGCCCACCAGGCAGCCGTTGCTGTTGTAGATGTAGAAGCGGACCCCGATGCGCTTTCCGTAGGCGATGGCCTGTTCCCTGTTCATCATGCTGTGTTCCTTTCCGGGCTGCTGCCCTGTCCGATTTGGGAGATTCTGTGTGCGGCTTCCCGCGACGGGCTGTGCCCGTTTCGGCCGGTTGCCGTCCGACCATCGTCAGGCGGGGTGTGCCTGGGGAGGCCTCTCGATTCAGGAGGCCTGCCGCCAGGCGCTGTTGCCGGGGAGGTTCTTGGTGAGGTGGTGGCGGGCCGTTTCGAATTCGTCTCCGATGAAGCCCAGCTGGAGGAGCCAGCAGCGGAAGGTGTATTTCGGGTTGTCGGTGACCGGCCTCGTCGGGCTGGCGGCCTTGGCGGTCAGGGCCTTGTGGCTGATGGCCAGGCAAAGCTGGATGTAGGCCTTGACCTCTCCGGCGTGCAGCGTGCTGTTGAAGGCGCGAAACTCGATGGTGCCCTTCTGCCACACCGCGTGGAGGTTGAGCAGGCGGTACCGGCTGGGGTCGTAGTGCTGGTGTGCGTGCCATTCCCAGTTCCGGTCGTTGTACCACACCCTTGCGAAGGCCTCCATGGTTGTGGGCTTGGTGTGGTTGAGGCGCTGGAGGAAGTCGGGGTCGACCGGGCAGCACCATTGGTTTCTGCGGGCTGGGTCGATGGTCAGGCTCTGTGTCAGGAGGTCTTCCTTCGCGTTGACGATGTTGACCAGGTTCCGGAGCGTTTTCGGGGTGTGCTCCCCGAGGCCGATGTGGACGTGGATTCCGCAGTGTGCGGGGTCGGCTTTCGCGCCTGCCCTGCGGAGCTTCCGCACCAGCTCCTGGACCGTCTCGATGTCCTCCCAGCGGCAGATGGGGCTGACCACCTCGGTCTTCTCCGCGTCCGGCCCAGGGATGCTAGAGTCGCGCATCACCTTCCACTCGCGCCCGTCGGGCATGCGGATGGTCTGTGTGTGGTAGCAGCCACCCTGGGGAGCGCTCGGGGTCGTGCCGAAATGGTCGGCAATCACCTGGGCGGCCTTCGTGCGGAGGATGCCGTTCATCTCCAGTTCTATGCCGAAGGTCTGGTTTTTCATGGGGCTTCTCCTTTCGGTGAAGGGCTTCCGTTTCGGCCTCCCTTGGGGCCTTGCCCTTCGCGGTGACACATTCATCACTCCGCAGCCGAAAAAAGTCCAGATAACAAACGGCGAACAAAAGGCGACGAAAGTGTGTCATGGTGGACGCCCTTTGGTCGCCTTTTACTGAAAAAAGGCTTTCTTCCAATGCATGCGCGAAAACGCGCCCGCCTGCGTGCCCGCGCGCACGCGTACGTGCGCGTGAGAGCGTCTGCAAACCCGTCACGCCCCGAGACAATATCGCCCGAAAAACGGCTTTTTTGCCCGGCAGACCCGGCTTTCTGGGGCTTTTTGCCCCGGTACGCCGCTCCACAGCTGCCTTTTTTTGCCCCTGTGGCCGCCCTTTCCGCCGAAATTTTCCCCGGAAAAGGCCGCCCCGGTGTGGTTTTTGCCTGGCACGCCCGGCTTTTCCGCCCGATCTTCGCCCGGTCTCCCCAGCGCACCGCCCCGGATCGCGCCCTGTGTGTGGCTTTTCGTCCGCTGGGATCGGCTTTTTGCCACGGCAACGCCCCAGTCGCTCCGGTTTTCGCCCCGGCCACCCGGCACACCACCTGGCACACCGCCCGGCTTCCCACCCCGGTGACCCCGGCTTTGCCCGCCCCAGCACAGCGCTCCCCCGCGAACGCTCCGGTGACCCCGGCATCTGCCCCGCCCCGGCACAGACCTCAGCACTTCGCCCTGCGAAAGGGCTGTGCGCCCCCAGGGGGGCCTCGATCCCTGGCCGCTCCGGCTGGAGACCGCCGCCCAGGCTCGCGTAAATTTTCGCGAAATATGGGGCCCGGGGGGCTTGATTGCCCTATGAACGCAAAAACGCCGCCCCGAAGGCCGGCAAGGAGGTACCCGTGAACACAGATATGACCATCAAGAAACTGCCGGTCGGCATGCTGAAACCGGCGAAATACAACCCGAGAAAAGACCTGAAACCAGGCGATCCCGCATATGAAAAAATCAAGCACAGCCTAAACGACTTTGGGTATGTGGATCCCGTCATCTGGAACGAAGTCACCGGCAATATCGTCGGAGGTCACCAACGGTACAAAGTGCTCACTGCCGAAGGCGCGACCGAGATCGACTGCGTGGTTGTTCATATTGAAAACCCGAACGACGAGAAGGCGCTCAACGTCGCGCTGAACAAAGCGGTCGGCGAATGGGAGCCAAAGGCCCTGGCTGACCTGCTCTCCGATCTGCAGCTTGCCGGATACGACGTCGGCGCAACCGGCTTCGACGCCGCCGAGATCGACGATCTGTTCAGCAAGGTGCACGACAAGGATGTGAAGGACGACGATACCAAGCTGGATCCGGAGACCATTACCCCCTTCGTGAAGACCGGGGATCTCTGGATGCTTGGCAGACATAAGATGCTCTGCGGAGACGCCACGAAACCGGAAGACCTGGACGCACTCATGGGCGACGTCCGCGCCAACCTGATCGTAACGGATCCGCCTTACAACGTTGCGTATGAATCGGCGGACGGCAAGTCCATCCAGAACGACAGCATGGCGGACGAGCAGTTTTTCTCGTTCCTTCTTTCCGCTTTCCAGAACTGGGTGCCGCACCTCACGGAAGGCGCGTCTGCATATGTATTCCACGCCGATACGGAAGGGCTGAACTTCCGGCGAGCCTTCAAGGAGGCCGGCTTCCACATTTCCGGCGTATGCATCTGGGTAAAGAACAGCCTGGTGCTGGGGCGATCCCCGTACCAGTGGCAGCACGAGCCGGTTCTCTTCGGCTGGCTGCCCAACGGCAAACACAAGTGGTTCGCCGACCGGAAGCAGACCACCGTTTGGAACTACGACAAGCCCAAGCAGAGCAAGGATCACCCGACCATGAAGCCGATCCCACTGCTGGCTTACCCGATCAAGAACAGTTCCGCCCCCAACGCCGTGGTGCTGGATACCTTCGGCGGCAGCGGAAGCACTCTGATCGCCTGTGAGCAGACGGACCGGATCTGCAGGACGATGGAACTGGACGAGCGGTACGCTTCCGTCATCGTTCAGCGGTATGTGGATCTCATCGGCTCTGGCGCGGACGTGACCGTTCTGCGGGACGCACAGACGCTGACCTATGACGAAGTGATCGGTCAGCCCGAATGAAACTATGAAAGGAGGCACGGCACGTGGCCGTCAGAGGAAGAAAACCGAAGCCGACCGCTCTGAAGCAGCTGGAAGGGAATCCCGGCAAACGGCAGCTCAACGAACATGAGCCGGTGCCGCCGAAGTCGAACATCCGATGTCCGGCGTGGCTGGAGCCGGAAGCAAAAAAGGAATGGAAGCGCCTGGCTCCCTCCCTGGAGGCGATGGGCATCCTGACCTCCGTGGACATCACGGCCTTCGCGGGATACTGCCAGGCGTACGCCAGGTGGAAGGAAGCGGAGGAATTCATCACGCAACACGGGTCCATTTTTCAGACGCCCAGCGGTTATGTACAGCAGGTGCCGCAGGTCAGTATCGCCCAACAGAATCTGAAGATCATGCAGTCCTTCTGCTCTGAGTTTGGCCTGACACCAGCGACCCGTTCCAGAATCATCGCGAACAGCGGCGGCTCAGAAGATGAAGCCGATCCCATGGAATCCCTGCTGAAGGGCGGGTGGTGACATGGGTTTTGATGAAAAGAAAGCGCAGCGAGTGATCCGGTTCATCGAATGTCTCAAGCACACCAAGGGCGAGTTTCACGGAAAGCCCTTCACGCTTCTGCCCTGGCAGAAAAGGATTGTGTCGGATGTATTCGGCACGGTTCGGGATGATTATCCCGACCAGAGGCAGTACACTACCGCTTACATTGAGATCCCGAAGAAAAACGGCAAGAGCGAACTGGGCGCGGCGATCGCCCTGAACATGCTCTGCAACGACGACGAGTGGAAAGCGGAGGTTTATTCCTGCGCATCCGACCGCCAGCAGGCGGCCATCGTGTTCGACGTCGCCGTAGACATGGTGAAGCAGTCCCCCGCGCTCAGCAAGCGGATCAAAATCGTACCCTCCGTGAAGCGGATGGTCTATCAGCCGACGGGCAGCATCTATCAGGTGCTTTCCTCTGAGGTGGCTACCAAGCACGGGTTGAACGTCTCCGCCTGTATCTTTGATGAGCTGCATACCCAGCCGACCCGCGCTCTGTATGACGTCATGACCCAGGGCAGCGGCGACGCCCGGAAACAGCCCCTCTGGTTCTTCCTGACCACCGCTGGAACCGACCGCAACAGCATCTGCTGGGAAGTACATCAGAAGGCGCTGGATATCCTGGAGGGCCGGAAAGCAGACCCGCGCTTTTACCCTGTGCTGTTCGGTTTGCCTGACGACGCAGACTGGACAAGCGAGGAGAACTGGTACAAAGCCAATCCCAGCCTGGATCAGACGATTTCAATCGAAAAGGTGCGGGACGCTTTTCATAAAGCCCAGGAAACCCCGGCGGATGAGAATATGTTCCGTCAGCTGAGACTGAACCAGTGGGTCAAGCAGTCTGTGCGCTGGATGCCGATGGATAAGTGGGACGAGTGCGGCGGCAGCATTGATCTTTCTGCTCTGGCAGGCCGCGCCTGTTACGCCGGTCTGGATCTTTCCTCCACGAGCGACCTGACGACCATCGTGCTGGTCTTTCCTCCGGCGGACGACTACGGGGTATACACCGTGCTGCCGTTCTTCTGGCTGCCGGAAGAAACACTCCCCCTGCGTGTCCGCCGGGATCATGTCATGTACGATGTATGGAACCGCCAGGGCTTTCTCCAAACCACGGAGGGGAATGTGGTGCATTACGGCTACATCGAGAAGTTCATCTGCGCCCTGGGCGAGAAATACAACATACGGGAAATCGCCTTTGACCGTTGGAACGCCAGCATGATGGTCCAGACCCTTCAGGACGACGGGTTCACCATGGTGCCCTTCGGCCAGGGGTTCAAGGATATGTCCCCGCCGACGAAGGAACTGATGCGGATTGTGTTGGAGCACAAGCTGAACCACGGCGGGCACCCGATCCTCCGGTGGAACATGGACAACGCCTTTGTGCGCACGGATCCCGCCGGGAACATCAAGTTGGACAAAGAAAAATCCACCGAAAAGGTGGACGGCGCGGTGGCGCTGGTTATGGCGTTGGACAGAGCAATGAAGAATCTGAACGGCGGCAGTATCTACGATGTGCGTGACATGCTGACGCTGGACTGGTGAGGTGATAGGTATGCCGAGAACTCCTCCGAGGCCCTGCCGTTATCCCGGCTGTCCAGGCTTTTGCGTGCCAGGCCAGGTGTTCTGTAAGGATCACATCATGTGGAGCACGGACCGTGTGCGCGGCGGCGCGGACGCCAGAGGGTATGACGCCCGGTGGCGGAAAGCAAGAAAGGCCCTTCTGGAACAGCATCCATTGTGCGCGGAATGTCAGCGAAAAGGGAAGCTGACGCCCGCGACCGTAGTGGATCACATCATCCCGCACCGGGGCGACCGTCGGCTGTTCTGGGATGAAAACAACTGGCAGCCCCTTTGCAAGGACTGCCATGATAAGAAGACGGGAAGCGGATACTGATCAGATGCATTTGCGTACAAGCTCTTCATTATCGATGGCGATATCGAGCAGACGGCTGAGCATGCCGGTGTATCCTTTGCCGTACTGTTTCGCTTTTCTCAGCGTCTCGGGTGAAATCCGAAGGGAAATGGTCGGCTTGGTTCTGCTTTCCCGGTTCATGCGTTTGAACTGCATCAGCTGCTCAAAGGTCATCTCGGGACTGTCATCGTCAAAGACGGGATGCCTGCTCTCCGCGGCCTTCAGTTCTTTCATTTCCTCAGCGGTCAGCTGAGTATCCAGTTCACTCATAGTCATCTTCACCATATTCGTACCTCGCTTTCTCCGATGTCGTCGCCAATCTTGCCGAGATCAGTCTGACCGTGTTTTCCTCACGGAACGCGCAGACGACAAACAGAATTTTGCCCACTTTACCGAGAACATCATACCGCTGTTCTTCGGGGTGCTCCTCATCCTCGCGGATGAGCTTGTTGGGATCGAGGAACACCTTCGCGGCTGTTCTGAAATGAATCCCGTGCTTGGTGAAGTTGATCCGGTCTTTTTCCTCATCCCATTCAAAGGATGCTTTGCTCAGGTCAAAGTCAAAATACTCGTACATACCGGACTCCTTTCGCAACCATTATACCAAACCGCAAGACAAATTGCAATACGTTTTGCAATACTCAACATCGGAGGTGCTCATGAGAAGTCCTTTTCAGTTTCTTTTCCGTTCCCGCGACAAGCCCCGCGACGCGGTATCCGCCGCGCCGACGTTTTACTTCGGCACCAGCGCGTCCGGGAAATCGGTCAATCCCCGGAATGCAGTACAGGTGTCCACGGTATATGCCTGCGTCCGAGTCATTGCGGAGACGATCGCTTCCCTGCCTCTTGGGGTGTATGAGGAAGAAGCGGGCGGAAGCCGGAAGGCGACGGAGCATCAGCTGTACCACCTGCTCCACGATGAGCCGAACCCCGAGATGACGTCCTTTGTCATGCGGGAGACCATGCTCACGCACCTGCTCCTGTGGGGGAACAGCTTCAGTCAGATTATCCGTTCCGGCAGGAATAAGATCATCGCGCTGTACCCGCTGCTCCCGGATCGGATGGAGGTGGACAGGGACAGCAAGGGAAAACTCACCTACACCTACACGAACGCGGAAGGCCTGCAGGTAAAGCTGGATCCCATGGACGTGCTGCACATTCCCGGCCTGGGTTTTGACGGCATCATGGGCTACAGCCCCATCGCGTTGGAGAAGAACGCCATCGGTCTGGGGATCGCTGCCGAGGAATACGGCAGCCGCTTCTTCCAGAACGGTGCCCGTCCCAGCGGCGTGCTGACACACCCGAACACGGTGAAAGACCCCAAGCGCCTGCGGGAAAACTGGAACGCGGCCTATGGTGGCAGCGCCAACGGCAGCAAGGTCGCCATTCTGGAAGAATCCATGACCTTCACGCCCATCAGCCTGCCAAACAACGAAGCGCAGTTCCTGGAGACGAGGAAATTCCAGGTGGAGGAAATCTGCCGGATCTTCCGCGTCCCTCCTCACCTGGTCGGCAACCTGGACAGGGCAACCTTCTCCAACATAGAAAACCAGAGCATCGATTTCGCGGTGCACACGATCCGCCCCTGGCTGGTCAGAATTGAGCAGTCAATGAACCGGGCCTTTTTTGCTGACAACGAGAAAGGTCATTTTTATGTCCAGTTCAATATCGACGGCCTGATGCGCGGCGATTACAAGAGCCGGATGGAAGGTTACGCCATCGGCAGGCAGAACGGCTGGCTCAACGCCAACGATATCCGCGCCCTGGAAAACATGAACCCCATTCCTGAAAATGAGGGTGGGAACACCTATCTCGTGAACGGGAACATGGTTCCCATCGGACTTGCCGGGATCAACCTGGCCGTCGCCGCCGCAGTTGCCGCCAGCGAAGCGGAACAGCAGGACGAACAGGAAAGCAGCCAGGAAAACAACCAGGATAGCAGCAAGGACACAGAACCGGCGGCGGAAAAGCAGAAGCCGAAGAAAATGCCCCGGCGGCGAAAGGAACGGAAGGAGGAGCCGGATGAACAGGAAACTGACACTGGGCAGTCTGTTTGACGGGATCGGGGGCTTCATGCTGGCCGCCCGGAAGGCGGGCATCCAGCCGGTGTGGGCTTCGGAGATCGAACCGTTTCCGCTCCGCGTGACAGAGAAGCGCTTTCCGGAGGTCCTGCCGCTGGGCGATGTGCATGAAATCCATGGCGGGAAGATCCCGCACGTGGACATCATCACTTTCGGATCGCCGTGCCAGAATTTGTCTGTCGCGGGCAAGCGCGCCGGTCTGGACGGACAGGAATCCTCGCTGTTTTTTGAAGCGGTGCGCATCATTACGGAAATGAGGAATTCAACGAATGGTCAATACCCAAGGTACTGTGTGTGGGAAAACGTGCCCGGCGCATTGTCCTCGAACGATGGGCGCGACTTCCAGACGGTCCTCCGCTGCCTTTGCCGGGTCAAAGACGAAGCGGCAGATGTTCCTCTGCCTGCGTCCGGGAAATGGCTTCACGCCGGAGAGATTGTGGGCGACGGTTACTCTGTCGCCTGGCGTATTCTCGACGCCTCGAAGGGCTGGGGAGTCGCACAGAGACGGAAACGTATATTTGCTGTCCTCGATCTTGGAGGAACGAGCGCCGGACCGATACTCTTTGAGTCCGAAGGCCTGTCAGGGTTTGCTCCTCCGTGCCAGGAAGCGGGGGAAAGCGATCCCTCCGGCTTTAAGGGCCGCGCTGGAGCGGCAGGCTTCTGCACCGAGCACAGCGCTGACAGCCGGAGCATAGGGTACGGCGAGGAAGAGTCCCCGACGCTGAGGGCTGGCGTGGTGCCGGGCGTGGCGATTGAGTATAATCCCTCAGACGCAAGAATCAAAATCAAAGAGGATGGCATATGCCAGACCCTATGCGCAAGAGCCGGGACCGGGGGTAATAACGTCCCGTTGGTCGGCTCACCCCTGGTGTACGGCATCTGCTCCGATCAGTCCCACGCCATGCTGTCGGATAATCCCAACAGCGGGATCTATGAGGCGGAAACCAGCCGGACGCTGGACTGCAACGGCGGCGCGCCAGTATGCGCCCAGGGCGGCATGGCTGTGGTGGAGCCGAAGGCGGTGGCCATGAACGTGGGTTTCTTTACATGCGAGGATGAAGCCGCGCCGCCGTTGCTGGCCAGGGACTACAAGGACCCGCCCATTGTGCAGCCGGAACCAGAATACCTGGTGCGTAGACTGACACCGCTGGAATGCTGCCGGCTGCAGGGCTACCCGGACGACTGGTGTCAAGGGCTGGATGATCCCGCTCCTTCAAAGGAAGAGATCGACCGCTGGGAGCGGACTTTCGCCGCCTGGGACGCCATACAGGGGAAACGCAAAACGAAGACAAGAAAACAGATCATCAAATGGCTGCGACATCCGAACACGGACGCGGCGGAATACAAGGCATATGGGAACAGCGTGGCTGTCCCGTGTGTCTTTTTTGTTCTCGCCGGGATCGTGTGGGCGGCCGGAAAGGAGAACCCAAGTGAAGCGGTTTTGGAACTGGACAAAGAATGAGGACACCGGCCAGCGGGAGCTCTGGCTGGAGGGCGTGATCGCCGAAGAGTCCTGGTGGGGCGATGAATATACCCCTGCCCTGTTTAAGGAGGAGCTATTCTCTGGTGACGGCCCGATCCTGCTCCATGTCAACAGTCCGGGCGGTGACTGCATCGCGGCCAGTCAGATCTAT